CTACGCAAAGGAACAGGATTAACACCATAAAGTTCAGCTATAAACCGATCAGTTGGTACAGTGGGTACAGGACCCACTATATCAATTCTATTCCATGGTCCTTTCTTCCTTACCTTATCATCAATAAAAATTTCATTGATACCATAATCGTCCTTCAAACGTTTCAAAAGATCTAAGCAAACTATTCTAACACTTTTACAAAAAGGATTATCCAATAAATGACCTAAACACCTTTCAGCGGCAACCTTCGAATCCAAACAATCGCGCATCCCAGGATTTAACTCCTCAGGCATCAGCAAACGAGCATGGGTCTCAACAGGTGGTCTAAATATGAAATAATCACCATTTCTATAATGTACGTATTTGCACAAGAAATCAACATCACCTAAATATCTTGATGAATGGATAGTACCTACCGTACATCCAAACCTAGCATATTCATCGACAATTTGTTGATCGCTGATATTATCAGGAACCAATACAAAATTATCATCACCGTAAAGCTTGTAAACTAAATCACTATTCAATCGGTTTTCTATACCTTTGAACACCAAACGATGAATCAATGTGTTATCATTCGCCGTTCTAGCCCAACCACTTTTCATACCCTGAAACAACTTAAAAATATTTCCACCAGGAAACAAAACATTAGCCTCTACCATATCGTCAAAAACAGTTAAAAACTTAATAACATCACGATTAGGTAAGCCAGTTTCAGTAAGTAACCATTCATAGAATTTCTTCAGTTCAAGTAATAGAATAGAATGCAAATGAGCATCCCAACTCTTAATATCAACTGAAACGTACCTAAAGCCATCAGGAGCAAATCCTTTATTAGCTTGAAAAAACTTAGCAAAAGCATTAGCTCCACCATGCATCCATGAACTTCCAACAGCGCACCAATCAAAATAACGGTTCATAAAATCAGCTACGGGTTGAACAACCAACATCGCAATTAACATTGGTGAAAAACCCGCATACATAATTAAACGTCCTTTATCCTTCTTTTTCGTCTGTAGGATCATTTTTGCACGTCCTGTGGTGTACCAACAGTGATTACTCATGAAATCGTCAAAGACGACATCATCATCAAGCATATTAATAGCTTTAACAACAGCCTCATCATAACAAACCGACCTTTTAACTCCGGGTTTATATGGATAACCAGCTGCAGATGATAAATCAACTTTGAGATCATGAAACTCACGATACTTCACATTGGAATGAATTCTTTGCTTTAAATTTTTGAATTCACTTTCGTTCAAAAAATCACATTTCATCATATTCAACGTTACTTTCAACTCATCCTTCGTAGCTAAAAATTCTTTCTTAACAGAAAATTCAGCAAGATGATCAAGTCTAAGATCCAAATCAGGATTAACGCGACGATAAGTAGCAAAAGCTTCAAGACATTCAGCAGGATAAAAACGATCATAAAAGTGTTTTATGAAAAAAGTCGACCGGATACCTAACACCAGAGATGTTAGGAATTTCCGGTCCGTGATCACCTAAATAGTAAACAGTGCCTTTATCAATAAAATCTTGAAAAACGTTTTTTGCTTTACGTAAGAAGTCATTTTTATAACTTATGTCATTCACAACTTCAACCTTTGCATTCTTAAAGAAAACTAAAAAATAAGAGCTAAACTTTAAACTAGATATGCAAAGTTTGAAAATAGAGAAATCCATCCCAATAGAAC